GTACAGGTTGCTTATTGCCTAGAACATAGTCCAAACGCTTCTTCAGGTCATCATATGACTTGAATTGGTCTGGTGCGGTAACAGCAGCAAGTGAATACTGCTTCTTCCATAATGCTTCTAGTGCATCGTCATCATCTAGAACAGGAGATACTTTATCGAACTCTGACTTATCATAGTTCCAGTAACCATCCTTCTTCACAATCTTCAACTTGAAGTTTGCACCTTGCCAGAAGTCAAAAGGATTAATTGGAGTTTCATCCTCAAACTCTGGTTGCATTGATTCCATAATCTTATCAAAGATCTTCTTACCAAACTTGTAGAGGAATACTCCACCCTCATTCTGAGGATTGGTAGGATCTTTTACGACATAGATGTTTGCATAGTAAGAAAGCTTACGCTTCTGCTTACGAACAACATCCTTATCGGATTCATTACCACTATTCCAGAGTTCACGATTGTGCTCTGAAACAGGATCCTTACCACCAGTGGTAGTTAAGGAGTTCTCAATATACCAACCACCTGGTCCTTGGAA